AGTCACTGAGCATATTTTCCAGTCAACCAATTCAAATCTTATGAATTTCGCTGTGGAGATTTTTATCTCGGTTCTCTTAGCTAGTTCTCTCTTTATCATTTATGATGCAGTCAGAACTTTCTTCACCCAGGATTCAACGTCCTGTCGTCGTGCCTGGAAATTGGCATGCGGATGGAGTAGGGACTTCGGATGTCTCAGCTGGAGGTTATGTAACGGAGCGTTGGGTTGGATTGTGGGAGTTGGATGCGCGATTGTTCTCAAGGCTTATCGAGCCTATTATGGCGAGGACTTTGAGGAGTATTGCGAGGCCATCCGTGGCATCCTCGGGAGGTACAAGTGGATTGCGAGAGACTCTAAGAGAGAGTTCTCCTACTCGTGCCCCGCCGACGACGCCTCGGCATTTGAACGAACATGGGCAGTGGTCTGGAGAGTCTGTAGGTATGATGGATCCACACTCAAAAAAGTCATTGCTGAATTGCAGCGACGATCCCAAGCAATTGAGGATGAGTGTAAATGGAGACAAACTTACAGTCAAGAAAGGCGTTTCTTGCACCATGAGGCCGCCGCAGGTGAAATCAATGCGCAAACATATGGCCGGCGTGTTAACGATCTTAGCAATTGTGTTGATGAGTTGCACTGGCGTAGAGGCGCAGTTGATCGAAGCTGGCGTAGTGGCATCGAGCGTGATCGGAATTTCATTGTGGCCGCTAGCTCTAGTAGCTAGTGTGCACATTGTGACGCGTGCTTGGATGCGAACTAAAGTTGCTAATGGACAGGTTCCTCAAGAAGTTGAGGGTCAGTCTAGTTGGTGGAATCCAATTCCTTGGGTGAAAACCCAGTGGAGCCGATTGGTGATGATCGGTGAGTGGGCTGTTGTCGCAGCGGCTGTTTTCAGACTCGTGAAGAAATTTTACGTGTTGTTGAAACGCGATAGCAACAAAGACGTGAAGGAAGCGTTTTTAGAGCGCACTGATAAGAAAAATTATTTCAGTGCGTTTGACGCTCTCTTTGCTCTTGGGGTAATTCCCGTACTCGGTACTCGAGGGCCTAAAGGTGTTCTCCAAGTTTGGAGATCAATTCGCAATTTGTCTGGAACCATCTGGTCGACGATTGCTGGCCTTGATTACTTTCACACACTTATTACTGGTGATAAAGTGGATCTGGAGGAACTTGGTTTCGCAGGTGCAGTTCAATTGTACTTGCAGAACCTCTGGAACCGTGGTTTTCAAAGTCATTCTGATAGTGATTCAGATGATGAAGGAGTTTATGAGCGTCGTGATCGAGAAGTCGATTTTGAGACGAAGCATGAGACTCCTTCTGTGGATAAAGTGGTAATGCCAAATATTGTGGCGGAACCAGATCCCACATTGTGGGATAAAGTTTGTGATGCTTTGAAAATTGGGGTGATAGGCTTTCAATTGCGTAAGAACTGGCGTGAAGTTAGCGCTGGTTGCAAGAAACAGCCTGTTGTGCTTGTCACCGTATTATTGATTACTTTGGCTATGATGCTTGCTGTTGGTTATGTTATGAAAAGAATGTGCCGTCCAAGCATTAAGGAAGGGAAGAAGAAACCCCCTTCTAGTCCAAACCCTGGTGATTTTGAGGCTCCTGAAGAAATTCGAAAATTCTTCAGAAACCGTCGAATTGAATTAGATGCATCCAAAGATGAGTATGCAGATGAAGACTTTGTTCAGGCTCGTAAAAAGAACGACGATGCTGAATTTAAAGCCATGCTGTGGATGCATGATCGTGCTTTTCCAAAGAAAGCGGGGCATGAATTTGCCTCGTTTGATGATATCACTGATGAAGTGGTTAAAAATAAGAAGCGCGTTTACACAATTCAAGATATGCAAGATGAGCTAGATGATCCTAGTTCATACATGTCACGCGAGGGAGGGCTGAGCCTAAGTGCTACTCATCATGTGGGTTGTTGTCACCCATCTTCTTGTCCGATGTTTCCGTCACAGGCGAGCCCTAATAAGGTTTGTAATACTGTGTGTGGAGGGCATTGGTGCACCCATTGGAAAGAGTGCAAGCCAGAACGAAATGTGTTGAAAGAGACATATGCTAAAGTTGACGCACTTGAAAAGCAAGTGAAGGAGGCCTTAGAGCAAATTCGGATGGCAAAAGAAGCACGAAAGAGTGATGATGAGCTCGCAAAAAAAGAACTTGACAAGCGTGGTGGCGAGAAAACACGTGGTTGTCTTTACTGCAAAGGTGAAGGGCACTCGGCAAAAGAATGTCCAAAGTGGCTTGAATATGCAGCAAAGAGGCCTTGTCGAAATGCGGCGAAAGGAATTTGTCCGTATGGAGACAAATGCAAGTTTCAGCATCCAAAGAAGGAAGCTGTAGATGTGAAGCGTGTAGCTAAGCGTGGGGAGGATGTAGGTTTTCCCCCAGCTGAGGAGCAAAAGACGATGTATCGTAAAAAGGCTCCGGCTGATGTGAAGAGTGAATACTCTGACGCTGAGATTGATCGCGTGCTTGAGGAGGCAAAATTGTGCCAGGCTTTGAAAGCTTTACGGCAGCAACCTCTTCAGAAGGAGCGATTGCTTCATGGACCACAGTTTCATGTGCAGGATGTGGTTCCTTCAATTGGCTTTGCTCGTACGGAAGTGAGTCCGGGGGTTTTCTCGGAGCTAACGTGCTGCAAGCAAGGAAATCGCACATTGGTTTGCACTCATATTAAAGATGGAGCACCGAAAGATGCTACCATTCAAGTGCAATACCATTTGAAAGATGAGCTTGTGACAGCAATCTTCAAGGAGGAAGATGCAGTGCAAGTTGATACCACTGATCAGAAGGATCTGTGGGCTTTCAAGAATCCAAAACAGTTTGAAGCTGTGCCGAATCTCAAAGGACAGATACCAAAATCTGGGGATCGGATGTGCATAGTGGGTTATTCTTCTTACGCAGATTTTCTGGCGAAGAGATATAAACACTCTGAAGGAACAATTCAGGAAATTCAACCTGATGGCCAAATGAGCTACAAAAATTCAACGACATATGGAAATTGTAGCGCACCATTGGTCAACTCTGACAACCATGTTCTTGGCTGGCATTATCGTGGAGGACCACTAAATGCCGGAATCGCATTCTCAAAAGAAATTATCGCAAAAGCAAGCGGCACTTTCTCTTCAGAAGAAAAGTCTTCTGCGGAGTCAAAAAACTAGTGCCCTATCGTCCAGAACTGGAGCACATGAAGGATGTGTTCGCCCAGTATTTAGACAGAAAGGTCTTTCTGTACGATGGGAAATTTCCTGATGGAGTGTGGATGTGTGATGTGCAGGATGAGCGATCAAGAGTCGCTCAACAATTGCGAGATCGATTTGATACCTACTTTAAAGGAGGCAATTTAGATTATATTGGACATTGCTTCAAAGTTTCTTCCGATAAATATTGGGAGAGCCCAAATGAGAGTTTTGGGTATTTTTGTAGTAGGAAGAATTTCGCAAATGTCACCCCAAGAATGGAACGCAGATTTGCTTGGTTCGAGAAGCAAAGGCAAGCGTATCGCATGATTCCGCCTTCTCGAGTGCAGGGCTATGCCAGCTTTGCAAAGTATGACCGTCTTCAATTCGATGTTGATGAAGAGGCCATGAGGCAAGCGGGAGAGTGGACGAAGGTCCATTTTGCTCCGTATTGTCTCGGAAGTCGTGTGATGGATGTTGTGAGTGTGTGGGAGGCGATGGACAAGCAGACCTCCAGCGGTTATCCCTGGTCTTTGCAATGGCCAAAGAAATCCATGATCCCTATTGATGTCGTGCAGGATGTGTGCGACTTGTATTGGGAGTCACTCGCTAAAGAGCGATGTGATTATGTTCCGTTATGGACATGTTCTCAAAAACGAGAGTTGAGGAGTCGTGAGAAAATCGATGCTGGTCGAATTCGCACGTTTACTGCCTCACCGTTTGAGCAGACTGTCTGTATGAATCGGATGTGTTTGGATATGAATGAGAGGTTTTATTCCTCTAATCCTCACACTTGGAGTTTCGTTGGTTGTTCAAAGTTTTCATCCGGATGGGATAGATTGTATCGGAAGTTGGCAAAACATCCGTGTGCGTTTGAACTTGATGAGAAGGACTTTGATTGCAGTCTTCTTGCTTATTTGATGTATGGGCAAGCTCAATTGAGATTTGAAATGTTGCGCGGAGAAGATCAAACTGCCGAGAACAAGCGTAGGCTGTGGAATCTCTATGACCAGGCTGTCCATTCACTTGTGGTGATGGAAGATGGTCTTCTTGTACGTAAGCATACAGGAAATCCCAGTGGTAGTGCAAATACCATTGTGGATAATACGATGATATTATTTCGTTTGTTTGCTTATGCGTGGATTCTTTTGCATGAGGAGTACTTGCCTGAGAAGAAGGTATTGTACACGGAATTCATGAGAGATGTTTCAGCCAAACTCAATGGTGATGACAACACCTATTCTTGCGCTAAAGATGTTAGTGAGTGGTTTAATCCCTCTAACATTGCGCGAGTGTGGAGTTCAATTGGTGTTGTCACCAAAACACCGTGTGAAGCGCCTCGAAAAGTCGAGGAATGTGAATTCCTGTCACAAGCATTTGTGAAATTAGGAAGAGACTTCATGCCTACTCAAGGCCCGGGCGTCTGGTGTCCAAGTCCAGAGACGGATCGTGTGTTGTGTTCACTCATGTGGGCTAGCAAGAAGCAAGATGTCAGATGGCATTTTCTGCGAGCCTGTGCCTTACGATTGGATTCGTGGGCAAATATAGACTGTCGTGAGATTTTGAGTGATTATATCACTTATCTCCTTAATTCACATTGGAGAGACAGTCTAATTGGAGAAATTGATGGAATACCCATTGAGCAAATTTTGGGTTTATGGCGATCGGATATGTGGTGCTGGGCCTTGTATACCGGATTGGAACGGGTGATTGATGGAAATGCATGCCTCCCGTTTCAAAATTTTGAGAGTTCAGTGAGTTTCACAAACTCCGTTCTTCGAGAATATCGCCTTGATGCCAAATAACAAGATTGAGCCGATCAATGATCGGCCTTATTGTGCTATCGTTAGCGTTCCTCATTATGTCACTATTTCTGTCGCATTTAATGGAGCAGCGTGGACTCCCGCTGCAGCGACTGAGGTGACTCTTCAGGATATTGCTCAGTTGATTGATGTTTTTGCTGCAGAGAAGCTGTACAGCATTCATGAAACTTCATTCCATGGAGTTTGTGAGCAATGTCGAGATGTGTCAAGTCCTACACTGGAGTCCTTTTGGGACGTTGTGGATGGGCTTGAAAATTTGAAACCTCGTATTTGTCCTGATTTCCCCTGTGAGGGGGTTTCCAAGCATGATCCTGATTGGGTGTGTTTGGATTGGAGCGCTGAATGTTCATGCGATGATCATTCATGTGATGATGATTGCCCGTTCTGTTCGCGAATGAACTGGGCGCCTCGATTGGTTGGCGTTGAAGAGAATCCTGGACCTGATATGGTCAACTTCACGCCGCATTTTGCGCTGCATGGAAAATATGTGGGACCAGGTCATACTGGTGCCCCCAAGCTCGGAAAAGTTCAATTTGCTACAAAGCCAATTGATGAGCTTGATGATGCCGCGCGGAATCATGATTGGGCATACTCGAAGCAGCCAAAGAATCGTGGAGCTGCAGATGCCGTTCTCGCTGAAAGAGCTTGGAAGGCAATTCCAAAGGTTAAAGGCCTGAAAGCTAAGGTCAAGGCCGCACTTGTTGCGACTGGAATGTATGCCATGTCGAAAATCGGATCTCATTCTGGTGATAAAGTGCAAGATGCACCACCGGTTGAGCAATCGAGGAAAGAGGCTGTTGCTGCGAGTCGAAAGCGTAAATTCGCAGCGCGTGAAAGTCGGATTGCTGGAAAGTTGGTATCCGAATTGGAGAAAGTTGCTCCACAGCCTCCTCTTGTTGGTGTCGAGTTGAACCCTGGTCCTAAGCCGAGAGGAGGAAAGGGTAAGCCAATGAAGAAAACTGTGTCTAAGTCGCGTGGTAAATCTGCGCGTGACATAGTTGATGGGCTTATGCCGACACAAATGCAAAATTCATTCGATGTGAAACCATTCTATCGAGTGACATCAGCTGACGGAGACTCGAGAACAATTGATACATTGTTGAGTCTTGGTAATTTGAGCCCAAGTGGCTTGCCAGTGATTCCGTCAACAACAACGGCCGTTTCTGGTGGTTGTATGTATTCTGCGAATATTGATAAGTCGCTCTTTGCTGGTCAGAATATCGGAAGAGATTTTGATCTATATGAGCGATGGAAGATCTTGGATGCGGAGTATCATTTGCTCCCTAGTGTGGCTTCTAGCACACCAGGTGCATATTGGGTTCTTCCTGATCCCGATGCAGAGGATAAGTATTCAGTGGGCGCTACGACAAATAGCGCCACAATCCTCGGGCATAAATTCTCTCGAAAGCATACACTGTGGGCTGGACAGTGTCGAGGGAAGGCCACCTTTAATCGATCTTTGCTGTTCACTGATGCTGAAATTGTGCAGCTTTCTACTGGCGGTGTTGCACCACCAACCGGACCTGGTGTTGCTGCTGAGAATCGATTTTTCTCAGCTGGAGTTTTGTCGGTGTTTGCGGGTGAAAACCTAGACACTGGACTCTCTAGCATTGGAGAGTTGTTTCTGCGAGTGAAGATTCGATTTTCGCAGTACCAAAATTCTGACATGAGCAATTTGATATTGTCATGTAAAGCTTCAGCAACTTCTGGAAGTATTGTGACTCGTACCTCTAATGCTGAGCTGGATCCTGCTGCGTATGTAATTCGAAATACTGCGAGTTTTAACTCGCTTGTGATTGAATACGCTTATAATCCGGCAATGTATTTTCCTGTGAGTAGTACGGCTTCTTATTTCCGATTGCCAGTGGGCACGTATTTGTTCAGCTATTGGGAGCTGTATACAGCAGCTGTTGGCGCTAACCTTACACCTACAGCTACGCAAGTAGTTACTGGTGGAGTGTATTCAGGAGTTTACTGGGCAGGTGCTGATTTTGACCTGCCACCGCCAACATTGAGACCTGAATATTCGTACTCTGCACCAACATTGGTTGCGGGTGCAAGTTTCTCATTCTGGTGGCTCATTATTAGAGTCACTCAGTGCACGTCTGCAAATCGTGTATTTATGCAGTTGCTGCCAAAAGTGGCATTTGCGACAGCTGCTCCTGCGATCGCTCAAATGCACTATTCAGTGATGCGATTGCCTGAGTTTGGGCAGAACGCTCTTGCTCAGTATTATCCGCGAGGCAACTTTGCCACGCAAGTCGGAGTTGGTCTTACTTTAGATGAGGAGCAGATGTTTGCGCAGCTGCAGAAAAAGAAGCTTCTTGCTGCTTCAACTATGCAGAAGAAGTTGGAGGAAAAGGAGCAAGATGATTCTTTTTGGAATGAGAAGGTTTCGCTCAGATTTAGGGCCATTGATGGACCCTTACTATGCCATGTGCATGGTGTGCCAAGATATGAGCAAGACCATTGGATGAAGGAACTATCCAAGAAAACTCTGACTAAACTTGAGATGGGGGTGTTTCCAACATCGAAATCGGAGTTCGAGATCGATTATTCGATCCCGGAAAAGGAATGGAACCTCTATGCTGAAGAGCAGAAGTCAGAGATTGATGTCCTCAAAGCCCAAATTGAGGAATTGAAAAAGCAACGATCAGGCAAGGTCATTTCTATTGATGAGCCTGATTCTCCAGAGTTGGTTACGGTTGTTGCGCCGCAAGGTGAACCCTCTGAAAATCCATTGGCACGATCTCTGCATTTGTCTGTTGAGCAGGTTAAAAGGCTGCTTAGTAGCAAATCGCAGGGATAGGAGTTGTAGGTCTCCTTAGTATAAACCTTCAATCGGCACTTAATTGTGCAAGTCACTGAGGATCTGGAAACGGCTAACGTCCAGTTAGTGGGAAAGGAGAACTGCTCAGTGTAAACGTGCCTGAAATTACAGGCTAACTGGTGTTTGTACCCTTTGGACCCTTGAAGAAATGAAAAATCTTTTTGGGAAACCGTACGGTGATCCGCCACTGAGAGAGTGATTTATACTTTCTTGCTATCTTTGTCCTGGGAGACTTGAGTAAGTCTTAGAAGACTATATGCGTTATGCATGTTAGTAGCTACCGATGTTTTGGTTTTATTTCCATTGCAAGGTGTG